AGCTAAGGCAAGACTTACTGTAAGTGTTAATCCTAATTATAAGTTCATCACTATTCCTAATCCTGGTGTTTCAGGAAGACCTGTTAACACAGCTCTTACTATGATTTTCTAATTATTATTAATTTTTTTAGAAAAGGGTTCGAAAGGACCCTTTTTTATTATTTATTTTTTAACGCACTTTTACTATATTTAATTATATTTATATAATATGGGAAGACCAAAAAAAGAGGAAAAAGATAAAAAAGTTAAATACGGAATTAGTATTGACAAATATCTTTTTGATAAAATGAGATTAGAAAAAGTAAGTGTATCCAAGTTCATACAGAATTTGGTAAAGGATTATTATGAGAAAATACAATCTAAATGAAAATTTCTTTGATACATTAAATGAAAAATCGGCATATTGGTTGGGGTTTCTTTATGCTGACGGTTATGTGAGAATGAAAGACGGTAAGAGCGGAGAATTAAAATTGAAACTTAAAGACACTGACAAGGGACACATTGAAAAATTTTTAAATGATATTGAGTGTAATAAACCAATAAAGTGTGGAATTGATAATAAATCAAAATTCTGTTCAGTAACCGTCTACTCAAATTCATTAGTAAATAAGTTGTTTGAATTGGGTTGTGTTAACAATAAAACACAAAAAATAAGACTACCCAACCTCAATGATAATTTAATGAATCATTTTATAAGGGGATATTTTGATGGGGACGGAAGCATATCAAAAGTAAAAAATAGACCAAATTCTTTTGTAGTTAGTATATGCTCAAATAAAAATTTTAATGAGGATATAATTAAATTTTTAGGTTATGGTAAAGACATTAAGTCTGATAATTATTCGGTTATCAAAATTAATAGACTTGTTGAAGTAACCAAGTTTAGAGATTACATTTACACAAATGCAAATACTCTTTTGGAAAGAAAATTAATAAAATTTAAAGAAATAAAATAATATGTTAAGTTGGATTGGAGGTAAATCAAAAATTGGTAAGTGGTTAGTGGATTATTATCCACAAGATATGGAAATATACACAGAGGGTTTTGGAGGAATGTTTTGGTGTTATTTTAATATGGACTTGAAAAACTACCCAAATTTAAAAAAAGTCGTATATAATGACATTAACCCACTAAATTATAATCTTTTTCAATGTGTTCAAAATCCCGAAGAACTTTTGAGAGCGATTGATTCTATAGAATGTCAAAAACAAGGAGTTGAAAATACCCCACTAATCTATAGAGAACAATTTTCAGAATTCCAAAAGGAAATATTTAGTGAAAACTTAATTTTAGAGCCTTATAGTTATGAGATTGCTGCAAAATATGCTTATGTTGTGACACAAGTTTTTAGTGGTTCTAAACCTGAGACAAGTTCATTTATTGACTTGAAAGGTAAGTATAAATCAAAGTATTTAACATTCAGGGATAAATTAACTAAACCTGATTGGGTTGAAAAGTTTTTAAAGATTACTGATGTTGAAAATATGGATTTTGAAGATTTTATAGTTAAATATGATTCAAAAAAAACTTTTCATTATATTGACGCACCCTATTGGAAAACCGAGAATTACTACTCTAATCACGACTTTGATAGAAACGACCACGAACGACTTGCTAATTGTTTAAAAAAGGTTGAAGGTAAATTTGGAATGTCTTACTATGATTTCGTACTTTTGTCGGAGTGGTTCCCCCAATACCAATATAGATGGGAAAAGAAGGAATTTGCCAAGGCTGCGGCGGCAAAGAAGGGTAAATCCCAAAATATGGGCGAGGAGCTGTTAATTATGAATTATTGATATATTTATATAAAAAAGTTTAAAAATGAAATTTACCAACATTTTAAAATCAATTATCTTAGAAAACTCAAGATTCAAGGTTCTTTACGATAGCCTCGTACAACAACCATCACCTGAAGGGAAGGGCAAACCAGACCCAAAGAAAATACCATTTGAAGTATTAAAGGGATTAATCTTCGCTGACCCTACAACTATTGTCCCAAGAGGTGCTGAGTTTGATATCGATACTGCAACAGTTGAAGATATGGAGAAAATTAAAGTTGGTAAATACACTAACTGGCTTATTAAGAATTTTATGAAGCCGGCAAATATTGAGGCAAATCCTGAAGACCCAAGAGCTTACGCTCAGGCCGTTAAAAATTATCAGAGTTTGTTTATGGAGGACCTCTATAAGGTTACCGCTGACCTTAAAAAGTTCGAAAGATTTAAAAATACATTCCCGCAAGATAAAAGAGATATTGCAAAACTCTCAAAAGAAGATGTTTATGAACTCACAAAAGATTTGAGTTTAGATAAAACTAAAGCATCTAAGGCTGAGAAAGAACAGGCTAAAAAGAGTTATGAACACCCTGGAGCAAATGTTGTTTTCCGTGGGCCAAATTGGACTGTTATCAAAATCGAAGGAACTAGTGAACTTCAAAAAGACGCAGCTTGCTTCTATGGTGGTTCTCACGAATCTGAAAAAGGAGAATCAAGATGGTGTACATCATCACCTGGTGCTAGTTGGTGGAAGACATATTTGAGCTCAGGACCTCTTTATGTAATTCTTCCAAATGAATCATCTGACCTTGGACAAGTATCAGGACTTCCAGTTGAGAGATATCAGTTCCACTTCCAAAAAGAAAACTTCATGGATAGACATGACCACAGCATCAATTTGGTTGAAATGCTTAATGGTAAATTAAAAGAATTGAAAGATTACTTCAAGCCTGAGTTTGCTAAAGGTTTATCATCTGATGGTGGAGAAAAAGTCAATATAAACATTCAAAGTGGAGCCGCTGGTAAATTTATCTCTCTTTACGGTATTGATGAAATCATTGATAATTTGAATGATAACATTATTATTATGATTATCGAAAACCCAGCAAACGGACCAAAAGTTGCACTTGATATACCTGCGAGTATTTCAAGGTTCAATAACTTGAACACTTTGATGCTTGTTAACATTGTTAGAACTTTACCTGATACTTTGGGTGACTTGAAAAATTTGGAATTCTTATCTTTACCTAATAATAAAGAATTAAAAGAAATTCCAACAAGTGTTGAAACTATACCAAATCTGACTTTTGTGAATGTTACCGAATGTGACCCAAGTATTAAAATTCCTGAAGGAATTAAAAAGAATTTCTCAGATGAGGGTGGTGGTTTTTGGTTCAGACAAGATTAATTTGTATATTTGTTACCGATAAAACTAAATTAATACGGTATGAAATCAAATGTTGATTGTGAAGTTTATATTTCAGGGTTTATAAGTTTCTTCGAGAAAAATCCGAAGGACCTTAATACCTTGATTGGTAGTGTTGATAAAGAAAAATTTTTTATGGAGATAAGAATCGCAGTTTATCAGAATTTTGATAAGGGTGAAGAACTAACTCTAACACAAAAACAACTTCTTGACATTTTGGTTAAACTCCACAAAAATTCACAAGAGGTTAAAGAACAAATCATTCCTTGGTTTAAGACCAAATATGGTGATTTTATTTTGAACTAGTCAAACTTTTTTATTATCTTTGTATCATGGAAACAATTGATAAAATTGTCTATGAGAGAATTTGGGTAACCGAATATGAGGACACTTGCCCTGTTCGCGAACCTGCTCCACCCATAGAAGATTTAACTGACCCGTTTACGGACCAAATATTAAATTATGGATTTCTTCTTTATAAACAAAAGGAATGGGTCTTTAAGCGTAGATATTTGGATGTTGATAAAGAACTAAAAGACTTTGGTAACCCACTTTGCCGTGTTGAAATTAACAGGTATACTCTTTGTTTGGAAGAAGATGAAAATAAGGTTGCTCTAAAATTATTCATCACAAATAAAACAAGAAAACCCGGAGTAGTGTGGTTCTCAAGAAAGAGTGATGTCTACTTTATAACTTTTAATAAAAAAACCGAGAATATTTATCACGGGTATATTTCAGGGTATAATAAAAGAAAGAAGAGTAAAAAGATACATTGTAATCATTTCTTCAATAGTTTAAACCAAATTTACGGTCAAGTAATTCCTTTAACTACTACTGTTGAGAATCCCGAGTATCCACAAGCAGAAGTTTTGGATGTTAAAAAGGTTAATGATATCTTTGGAAAGTTTTATTCTAAGATGGGAATTACCCTAAGAGAAAACTATTTTGATATTACTGGTGATTTGTATTTTAAGTATTTAACTAACAAAGGAGTTAAGTTCCCTGATAATTTCTTGGCATTTAAACAATGTGGAAACAAACCACCCCAAAGGTTGTTTAAGAAAAATGGAATGAAACTAGTTGAAACCTATATGCAGCATTATGGGCTTAAAGGAGATAAGTTCCGTAAAATATTGCATCAGTCAAACAAGATTGATTTTTATGATTTAACACATTTGGTTAGTATTTTTACAATTGACTTTTTACTTGAAAGACCCGAAACTGAACTTAGAACTTTTGTTGATAATAAAAATAATGTACACTCCGGTACAATTTCAAAAAGTGCTACTCCATTTTATAGTGAGCTAACAAAAAAAGAAAAACTTAATTTTTATTACACTTTCCTTTCTCACTATGAACATGGAAGCGGGTTTCATTCATTCAATGACCACATTAGATTTTATCAAGAAATCTCAAAACATGAAAAAGTAAGATGGAAATCTAATAATATCTCAAGTTTTAGAAATGAACATGTGGAATTTACAGATAAATATGATTTCTACACACAAGGTCATTATGATAGAGAGTTTGATGAGAACTTTATTAACCATTTAGAAAAACCATTCATTATTAATGGAGTAAGATACACACCAGTTTTATTCCAAAAAAACAATCAATACATTGATGAGAGTTCTCACCAGTCAAATTGTGTTAAAACTTATAATGGAAACATTGGTTCAATAATCGTATCCTTGAGGAATGAAAAAAATGAAAGATTGACAATGCAATTTAGTCCAAAAAAACTTGAGAGTAAAAAAGTAATTTGGAAAAACGCTCAGACAAGAGCGAGGTTTAACGAGAATCCATCTGATGATTGGAAAGATGCAATTGAAGTTGTGGAAAATAAATTGTCGGTTGTTACAGATTTTACTCTTCCGAAAATGTGGTTTGTTAATTATAATTCTAGAACCCCTGTAGAATTAATGTGGGGGGTTAATGGATATATAACTTCATTGACATCGATTAATCATGGAACCTATGGACTTATTGAATTTTGATAAAGAACATATAATTAAATCCGGTCTTTGTAATATGACTTACTTAGATAGTCATGGATTGGAACCTGAGTCAATATCTAAGAAAAAAAATGTTATTGTTTTATATGAGAATGTTATTGTGTCGGGTGGAACTCAAGTGATAAATGACTTTATAGTGTCAGTTCAAAATGACTATTATATCTATTTAAAAAGAAAGGAAGATGGTTCATATATTATGAAATTATACTACATTTATGAAAACCGACCACAAATAAACCTATTATTAAAAAGTTTAAAGAAATGAAAGAAATATCAGTTAGTGAATTAAAGAAAAAAATTCAAGAAAAAGAAACAATGTTAGTAAGCTTCAGCACGGATTGGTGTGGGCCCTGTAAAGTATTAAAAGAAGAATTAAATAAAGTGCAGAACCAAACCCCTATTTATAGGATTAATGCGGAAGAAGATGCGGACTTTTCTCGAGCATTTGGAATACGCTCAGTCCCTACCATGAAAATCTTCAAAGAAGGTAGTGTAATTAATACTGCAGTTGGATTTAAAAGTGCCACCGAGATTGATAAACTTATTATAGAAAGCGTTTAATGAAAAAAGTTGTCGTTTTTACAATGAAAGAATGTGGTTTTTGCCAAGAGTTTAAAAAAGTGTTAAAGGAAAATAATATCAAATTTATTAATAGAGATATTGAAAAACATAAAGAGGAATATGATTTGTTTAGAAATGTTAAAAATGATTTGGTTCCCGCCTTTATGATTGTAGATGTTGAAAACCCAAGTAGTTCAGAATTGTTTGCTCCAGATATTGATTACAAAGATTTTACAACCGCTATAAACATTATAAATGAAAGAGTTATCGTTTAGTAAAAAAGGAGAAAGATTTCATCCAGTGAAATACTGGGAAATCGATGGTTCTTATGTTGCAATTTACCAAGGAGCGAGAGGGGATAGACCTGACTTAGATTTTGTGGTAAAATATAAAGAAAGTGGTAAAAGATTACGCACTCCATCTCACACACATTGGATTGTTGATTTACTTGTAAAGGCTGAGTACGATTCGGGAACTCTTTCTGAATATGTTACTGAACTTATTCAAATCTATGATGAAGTTCATCCATTCGAAACCCAAGAAGAAAGATTAAACTATACTTTGGTTTATCCTGAACAGATGAATCTTAAATATCAAAATCTAAATGGGCACGGGTATTATTGCATTAACACCCTAACAACCTTTATTGAGTTATTCTCTCTATGTGAGAAAAGAACCAAAGGAGCATTTATGTTCAGGTCACTCCTTAATCTGGTTAAAAGTTATTGTGAGGGAACCAAAGATTTCTATCAAGTAGTTGGGTATTCAAAAAGAGTTTAAATAACTCTAAACTCTGAGTTTTCCTTTACTACATACCAAGGAGAACTATTAATACCGTAAAGCATATCTCTCACAAAATCGTGAGATGATATTAAATTATCTATTTCGGATATATCCATTTCAAAATTGTCCAAAATTATGGATTTTAATTTTGTTGCAGAATAGTATGAGTCGGTTAGTATATTTATAATTTCTATTTTACCTGATGAGTACTGCTCAACCTCAAATTCTATAAAGTTATAACCAAAATAATCTTGTATGTTATAAGATATGTGCTCTAAATAAAGGTATAGATTCTTCAAGTAATTTTTTGAAAAACCATAAGGGAATTCAGAATTTATAATTGGGGTAGTAATTTCATTAACTGTATAATTTGGAATTTGAACATACTTCTCAAATTTCCATTTCAGTGACTTAGTTTTAAATTTGGTTTTTTCACCAAATGACACCATATCAATTGTGCTTACTTTTTCTAAATCGATAAATGTAAACTCTTGAGAGTATTCAGATATAAATTTATTTATAATATCTTTTATATTTTGTATTTTTTCATTCTCAGTGTAACCTTTAATAAGAATTAAAGATTCACAATCGGTTACAGATATAACACTACTATATTTTCCATTCTCACTAAGTTCAGTTGAAATATATTCAGCAAAGAAATTACAAAGACCATTTCTTGAGTTAAGTTTGTATTTTTTCATGAATAAAATTTAAGATAAAAAAAACAAACTATAAATGAAATTTAGAAATAACTTTCTACATTCTCACTCATACACTCATTCATTTTTTTATAATCAGGATAATCATCTAATCTTGGAACATCAAGCCAGTCCATCGGGCCATACTCCATCGCATCTTTAATTAGCGCGGTATAACCACCAAAGTATTCTATTGTATTATTATTGTAACCAACTTTGTAATGATTATCATTTAGCCATCCAGTAATAATGTCCTTTAAACATTTGGTAACTTTATATCTTCTTCCATATGCGGTTTTTGTTCCCCTCTTCCCATCTTTTTGCCAAACAGATTTTTGATATGAATAATCCTCCCCATCTTTACTATCCACAACTACACCAACAAGTTCACCCCATAACTCGTTATACCATTCACCATATAATATATCACCATAACAAGTTGAATAAATACTACTTAAATTACCTCTAACTTCGTCTAATTCTCTATTAATTAAGTATTCTAAACTTTTTCCATCAGTCATCAAACGAGTTATCACCTCATCTGTTAATTTAATTTCCTCTTCACTACCTTGTTCCTCGGCAATCTCCTCAAATAAATCAGGTGTTCTCTTATATACCGAAAACTTTAGAGTCTCCATTGACTTTAATTCATTCACAATACGCTCATCCACAACACTTTTAGCATAGTGGTCTAAATTATCGTATACATCACTATATTCATCATCGGTATCATAACCTCCATATTCATAAGGGTCATACTCACCACTCAATATTTTCTCTATTCTATCTGTTGAGATATACCTATCCTTAAATAAATCCGCAAGTTCTGAATAATCGGCATCATAATAATAGTCATCACCAACTTTGGTAATACCATTTAATAGAACTGTTGCAATTGTATATACGAAGTCAGGGTCATTTTTAACAAATTCGTATAATAATGAATTTTGTATGTCCTCAAAATCACGATTAAAAGGGTCAATTAAATCAAGAAGATTTCGGCTCTTAACTAAATTTAAAAATCTTTCTATTGACCCAAAAAGTTTTTCAACCATAGAAAAATCAATTTCACGATTATTCAGGTCATCAATAATTTTGGTAAGCTTTGCGTCTAACTTGGATTCTTTTTTTTCCTCTTCTTCTTTAATATTTTTTTTTCTTAAAAATTTTAGTAATGGTCTTTCATCAGGTGTTGGGCGGTGACTGGAAAGTTTATCAAACTCTTTTACCTTTTTTTTGTATTCCCAGTGACTAGGTAAATTATCCGAATCTTTAACCTTATCATAGACCGCATCATCTTCCAATGGAACTAAGTCCAAATCAGGGTGAGCAACATAAATTTTACCATTACCCCAAACCCAAACTCTTGTGGGTTTGTTTTCTAATTTTCTATACCATTGATTACGGAAAAAATTGGTTTTATCCCAACCCCTTATGATGATATAGTCGCCTGTTTCTAAATTCATATTTATAAATATTAAAAAAGGGGGAAATATTTCCCCCTTCTTACTTTCAGTTTAATTTGCACGGGGCGAAATTACTTTCCGCAACCGCAACCACCACCACCTTTCATAGGAATATTTTTATTAATGGTTTATTACTTATAAATATAAAAAAAAGGGGAAATAAATTCCCCTCTCCTTGATGACTAGTCGAAATATACAAAAGGTTTAACCTTTTGGTTTTTGGTAGTATTTTTCGATAGTCTGTTTAACAGCGTTTGTAACTGCTTCAGTTTGCTGTTGTTTTGCCGCATCTAACTGCTGTTGTTGCTGTTGAGCCGCTTGCTGGTTGTTTTTACATCCACATCCTGCCATTGTTTTAATTTTTAACTTAGTTTATTATATTGAATTTATGTTTATAACAAGTTTTTCTAATAGAGCCGTTATGACCGTTATTTACTTTGACACCTCGCAATGAATTAGATAATGACATTCTAACATTTCTATGTGACCCTTTAGCAAACCCATTATCAATTAAATAGTTAGCGGCATCCACTAAATTATCAAATTCGTTTATTTTTTCATTTGATATTTCTATTAACTCGAATTTTTTTATGTTTCCATTTTTATTCAAATTATGTTTTGATAATTTAACTTTAACTTCTTCATTATAAGTGTTTCTTCTGAATTCATTCACTTTTGCTAGATTATAACCGAAATCACATTTGTTGGATTTGAATTTATCTATATAAAAATTTTCTTTATCTATTAGTTCGACTTCAGTACATTTTTCAACAACTTCGAATATAAAATTTTCTTTTCCAAATTTATTGAATGAGTTTTGTAAAAATTTATTGTCATGAATACCCTTATTCAACATCCAAAAGTGTTTATACTCTCTATTTCCAATATTAATAGAACTTCCAACATAGATTTTGTTATCTATTGTATTTTTAATTATGTAAATACCTGATTCCATTTGATTATAAATATTCTATAATCGATAACAAAAGGAAATAGTAATGGTTTCTTATTATATTTATAAATAAAATATGTGGTAATGAAGCACACTTTTAAATCATTAATTAAAAAAATCATAATTGAACAATCTGAATCGCAAGAATATGCTGAAATAAGTGCTGATGACTTTAAACAACTCGCCAAACTTGCATCTTATAATTTGAATGTAGTATCTAAGATGAAAAGATTTGGTGGAAAAAAAATTAAAGTAATAGGTGATTTGGATTTAAGTGATGCCGAAAACCTTAATTCTTTAGGTAATTTAGCGGTAGTAGTAGGGAGGCTTAATATTTCAGACACCAAAGTATCTGACCTCAGTAAACTCGAAGAAGTAACCAATACTTTAAATATTTCTAACACCCCAATCAGAAAACATGATAATGTTAAGGCGAAATATGTTAATGACTATAATTCTCTTGGATATAAAATAAGATTGAGAATGGAGAGGCAGAGAAAGTTGAGTGATGCTGATAGTAGAAGAGAAGACAATGAATGGAGTTTAGAAGTAAATCCTGATAGTCGAATGGCAAAATTGGCAAATGCGTTATTTAATCATTTAGTTAAAATTGATGAACTAAAATCTTTGGATGAGGACGAAATGGAGGAATTAAAAAGTTTACAAGCAAGACAATCAAAACTCAAGGCTCAATATGAACAAAATCAAAATCAAGAAACTGCTGATGAGATTGAGGAAATTGAAAGTGAAATTTCTGAATTAGAAAGTAAAAACTCCGATGTTTATAATCTAATCCCTTCTAGATATAGTCACTATGGAATCCAACAATTCGAAGTTGTAACTGAAGATGCTGATGTTGGATTATTTGCGGTTGGAACAGAATTAGAATTTGATAACGCAATTAGAGAATACTGGGAATCATTTATAGATGAGAATCAATATGAAGGATTTAGAAGAGGGATACTCGAAGATTTTATTGATACTGATAGAATATATGATGAGGCACATGATGAATATGACAATGATATAAGAGATAATCTTGATTCTTATTTTGATGAATCTAGCAGAGAATTGAGTAGAAATCAGGTTGAAGAAATTACAAAATTAGAAAAAGAAAAAGATGAACTTGAAGTTAGATTAGATGATTTAGAACCTCAAGATGAGGCATATGAAGAAATTACAGATAGAATTTCAGAAATAGATGATGAAATAGAAGAGATTCAAGATTCTCCCGACGGTGAAGTTAAGGAAGAAGATATTTTGGAAAAGATTGAGCAATTTGCTAGTGATGCCAAAGAAGACCCATTACATTATATTAATGAACGGGGTTATGATGTAACCGATTATGTTGACAAAGATGAGTTTATTAATTATCTTGCTGATAGTGACGGGTATGGACCAATGAATGGATATGATGGTGAATACGATGTTGAAAATTTGGATGGTGAAGAATACTACATCATGAAATTAGATGGATAAAATGGATGAAATTGCGACAAATAAGACAAAAAAAGAAAAATCTCTATTTAAACTAAATTTAGATTGGACTTATAGTGAACCGATTGATTTGGAGCATAAACAATATGTTCTTTTAGATTTTTTAAAGTATTGTGATAGAAAAATAGATAAATTTGAAATTTATCCAGTTTATACTGAACTTTCCGTACATTTGGCAAATCTCCAATCAATATCTAGCGATTTCAAAACAATCCAACTCGAAAAAAAAATAAAAAATTTGGATGATGAGATTCTTCTATCAGATTTAAAATTCGCACCAGTTCCGATAACTGACGAAAATGACTTCAACGAGTTCAATGAAATTATAAAATATGCTGGACAAAAAGTGTTAGATTATTTCAACATTGTAAAAGCCGTATGGACAATAGTATATGATTCAATTTCAATTAATCCAGTTAAGAATGGAAATAATACATCAGATTTAATTGGGTACTTCTATTATACAAAAGATAATGAAAGGCATCTTTGGAAATATCAAATTGAAAAAAGAGATAGGTTAACTATAGATACCAAAATGAATATCATCAAAATGAAACCGCAAAGAATTGAATTAAATTTGGAAGATGTCATTTATGAGTTGGACAAATCAAAAAAATTACCTATATTTGAACTACGAACTACAATGGACTTTCCAATGGAAACATCTTTGATACCAGCTTTTAAAAGAAAAGTATTAAATCATATTATCCAAAAGAATGTAATTAAAAATTTAAAAAAAAAATAAAAAAAATGGGTTTTAACAAGAGAATAGTAGGAAAATCAGTGATTGAAGAGGTCAAATCACATCCAGCAATAATCGAACTTTATCTAAGAGCAGACTCTTTAATGTTCGAAGATGATGAAATTAAGGTTGAATTTGAAAAACTTAAAGATGAGTTCCTTAAAACAAACCCTATTAGCTAAGCTCAGAAGGCCGGTCCATATTACTTATATTAGTAAACATTTATTAAAGTCATCAATGTTTGAGACTGAAAAAATGTTGAAAGAACTTATTGATGAAGGTTTTGTTGAAGAAAGTAAATACGGAAAAGGTTATTATGTTTTAAAATCAAAATAATTTAATAAAAGATATAAAATATTCTTATGGATAGTGCAAATTTACTTCCCGAAATGGAAGAGTGTGGTGAGGGGCATATTGGTCAATTTCCTGAAAGACAAGAAAAATTAATTGAATTTATAAACACTATAAAACCAATTAATTTGATAGAAATTGGGTTTAATAATGGTAACTCGGCTCTTTTAATTTGTCGTACTATTGATAAAATTATGGAAAATGATAGTGATTACAAAAACAAAAAAATTAATTTTTTTATTTTTGATATTTGTGGACATCACTGTTCTAAAAAAAATTTTGAAATATTGAAAGAAAATTATCAAAATAAAATAAATTTGAATTTAATTGAGGGAAGTAGTGTTATTACTTTAAAAAATTTTATGTCTGATAATAACTTTTTGTTTGATTTTATTGAAATCGACGGTGGACATGACTTTCAAACCCTAACAAGCGACATTCAAAACACAATTAACTTTTTGAATGTCGGGGGACTAATGTATATCGATGATTATAATTCTTATCCACATGCTTTACTTGGTGTAAATCAAGGTGTTGATGAATATAATTGGAATGGATTTGATTATGATTCTATACAAGGTTTGTTTTGGGCTGTTAAAAAAGGATAAATCTGAAATATTAAAATAATTTATGTCAAAAGAAATGGTTAACCACCCAGACCATTACGGGGGTTTAGAAAATGTATACGAAGTCGTAAAGGTATGTGAGGCTTGGGACCTAGATAAGGACGCATATCTATTCAATGTCGTCAAATATGTTGCAAGGGCAGGAAAAAAGGACACTGATAAGGAACTACAAGATTTGAAGAAAGCCGCCTGGTATCTCGATAGAAAAATTAAAAATTTAGAAAAGAAATGAGTATACTTTGGTGGTTATTTATAATTTCGATATTTTTTTATCCGACTTTCATATTTCTTATGATTTTTAGTGAAAAATATCCTAATACCAAATTAGGCAAGTGGTGGGAAAAATATATTGTTGAAAAAGAAAAATTATGATTGAAAAATTGTGACTTTCTACACACTAACAGATATTTATCAATATGGGTAGTAGAATTGATATTGATGATAGTTTAGTTATTGAAAGATATAAAGAACTGAAGAATTTAAAAAAAGTTGCTAAAAGTTTTGGTGTTTCATTAAGGCCAATTAAAAGAATTTTAAAAAAAAATAATTTTGAGTTAACAAATCGTAGGTTTGATGTTAATCATTCATACTTCAGTGTAATTGATTCTGAAGAAAAGGCCTATTGGTTGGGATTTCTATTTGCGGATGGGTGCGTCAGAAAGACCCATACCGGCTCTCAAGTGGTTCTTAAATTATCAATTAAAGATGAAAGTCATTTGATTAAGTTTAAGAATAATTTAAATTCTGAACACAAAGTTTC